GATATGCTGCTGCACCCACGGGCGGCTGCTCGCGCTGCGGCTTCTGGATCTCGTGGCCGTTCTCGTCGATGGAGTTGTAGGGCAGGTACGGTAGGTTATCGAGGTTTGCCCGATTCCACTCCGACTCGTAGCCTTCGATGGCTTCAGCCGGGGCAATGAATGGCGTCTTCGTCTGCAGCGCGATGAACTCGACGTTCGCCGAACTCATGTAGTTGTACATGCGTTGGGCATCTTTCAAATTCCGCGTGTGGCCCTTGCGCTCGATCTTGCCGTCAATGAACCGTTCTTCGCCCACCACACGCACGATGGGCATATAGCGACCGGGCCACGGCTTCGTATCGATGATCTTCGTCCCGGCGATCTTGTACCAGGTGATCTCCGGCGCCATGATCTCGCGCTTCATCACATTGGGATCAGCCAGGATGTCGGCACGCTGGTCCGGGGGCAGATCACTAACCAGCATCGGCCCGTAGAGCGGATGATTGACCAGCGTGTCCTTCTTGGCCGACTTCCGGAAGTACTCGGCAATGCGGATCTTGTCCTTGTCGATCCAGCTGTTACCCGTGGGCTCCAGCGGGAAAGCTACGTCAGCCGCTTCCTCACCCGGGTACTGCGCCTCGAATTCGTCCTTGCTGATGTCTTCGAAGACGAAGCCATACTTGGCGTCAGCACCATCCGCCGATTCGATGTCCGGATCTAGATAGACCGTCATCGGGTCTTTCACGCGGCGCAGGAAGATTTCCTGCTCGAACGAGTCGTCATGCGCATATTCCGTCACGACGCGCCAGTAACCGATGCCCCCTTCTACCGCGAACTCGGTGGCAGTGTCGTAGACCGTCTCAGCGTGCGAGTTGTACTCGATGTGGCGGCAGATGCCATCCAGAATCTTGGCGATCTCCACATCCGCAGCGCCATCGACCGGAAGCGTCTTAATGCTCGGCTTGTTCTTCTTGGCGTCGTTGATGATCTGCAGGTTGTGCTGACGAGTCTTGTTGATCGTCAGACACGGGCGATTGTCACCGTCACGCGAGTTGCGGATCTGGTCAGGCCACTGCCAGCCGTTGTCCGGATCACCGTTGGCAAAGCGAACGTCATCCACAAAGCGACGGCGAAAGTCTTCCTCGACATCCTGGCAGCGTTGGAAGCGCTCTTGCGCCTCCTTCACTATCGGGTCGAGCCCGTCACTCTTGCGTTTGCGTGCCATGTGGTCAGTTCATCCACCCGCCAGCACCCATCGGGCGCGGCCTTTGCGGTTTGTCTTCGGTCTTTGCCTTGCGGATCGCGCGCCGAGCTCCTTCGCAGGCGTAGCGCAGCGCATCAATCACGTGGTTGTCTTTGTCTTCGAGGATCGGCAGGACGGCGTTTGTCAGCGCATCCTCTTTGTACTTGTAGAGCGAGAGTTCATCGATCAGATGTTTGCAGCGCGGGTGCACCACAATGTCGAACGACTTCAGGAACTCGACGCCCTCTTCCAACGACTTCGGCCCTTTCACTGCGGCCATGATCTTCGGGAAGCCATGCTTCTGCATGTAACTGATCGTCTCGGGCCTGGCTGAATCAGCCGTGATCGGCCATTTCTCGCTGTCCGGAACCGTCATGAACAGGTCTGGCGTGTCCACGATCTCGCAGCCAACGCGGTACGCCTCGTATGGCACGTAGAGTTTGCGGCCCACGATGTAGCACTGGACCAGCACCGATGGATCGACCGAGAAGCCCCAGTCAGCACCCTGCCGGATGATCTGCGTCGGATCCACGTCGAACTCTTCGACCGTCCAGTTATGGAACACCCGCGCGTTGCTGTTCTGCCGATAGCCACCCAGCCAGACGTGCGCGTATTTGTCAGGGTCGCGCCGCTTGTCGAACTCCATTTCCGCCCGGAGTTCTTCAGGCAACCATGGGTTGTCGAGGTAATTCGCCTGAACGACCGTTGCAGCAGGCGGCAGCACATCCCCACGCAGGAGTTGGTCAATCGGATCAGTCGGCTGATCCGGGTTCCAGTCAAACCAGAGTTGTGAGCCGGGCTTTCGGATCGTGGGACGAAGAATCGTCAGGCTCTTGTCGGTAGCGTATTGCGCTTCCGTGAACCACGCCCGGTCGAAGCCTTCCAGCGACTTGATCGACTCGGCCGTGTGGTTCTGCATGCCCTCGAAGATCGTCACTCCGCCGTGCCGGGACATGATTCGCCTGTCCTGCACTTCGAAGTAGTCGCCCGCGTTGAAAGATTGAATCTTCGACTCGAGCAGCTTCTTGACCGAGAACTCCAGCGACTTCAGGGTCTCGCGGACACACACGAAGTCGAGCTTCTCTGACACGCTCTCTTCGAGCCACAACTCCCCGAAGAAGTGGGACTTGCCCGATCCGCGCCCCCCGTGTGCGCCCTTGTACCGCGCAGGCTGCAGCAGCGTGGAGAAGACCCTAGGTGTCTTTAGCCGAAGGGTCGACAATTTCCCGCACGATCCGTTCGAACTGCAGAGGGCCACCCTCCGGGCCGCCGAGATCGACAGCCTGGCGCGACTTGCCATATGCGCGGTCGAGTAGTTCCTTCGCCGCAGCGATGCGCGCCTGGTGGCTTTCGCTAGTCGTCATCAGCGTGGCGAGTTCACGGATTGCGTCTTCGCCATACTCCTGAGCCAGCGCCTTGATGTCAGCCGTGGCCTTGTTGATGGCGCCAGCGGGGCGCCCTGCGCCGTCTCGCTTCCCACCTTTGCCCACGATTGATTCCTTTGATTAACTTTGATTTATATTGATTTCCTCTGATATTTTTTCAGAGGAAGCCACTGATCACAGCCAGCCGATCAGCTTGTGCCACTCGGCCACGATCTTGTCGAGGAAGTCAGCCGGCAACTGCGCGAGTTGCTTCTCGATCTCGGCCACGTCTGCACGGGCTGTGTCCAGCTTTTCCTGGAGCGCCTGGCGGATGGTCACGGTATTCTGGTCGGTCATACGGCCCCACAAAAGGAAACGCCCCGCTGGCCTATGCCAATGCGGGGCGAAATCAGGCGTCAGCCTGGGAGGAGACAAGCAATGCTGGTTGAGGGGCCGGTCAGCTATTCATCTGCACCTACAGCTACCCATGCCGGCGCGGTGCTTGCACTTCCCTCACGTCATGCGTCCTGAGTTTTCCGCTGATCCTTGTGGGGACTAGCAGCAAGACGCATGCGTGAGGCGCCTCTATTGAGGCACCAATCTCAGCATTGCAGAAATGATACTAAAAGGCCGCTATCTGTAACGGCTCATCTTGTAACCCTTTGCCGTTACATGCGTCCTCGTGAATCTGGCGAATCTTCGGGGCCTGCTTCTGCGCTTTCTGGCCGAATCGATGGATCCGCTCGTAGAACGTCTTGCGACTGATGCCCACTGCGGCGGCGAGCGTCTTGACGGGCCTGAAACCGTGGAAGTAGTACAGGCTGAAGCAGATCGCATCCTCCGGTTCTTCCTCCGCGAGTCCATGCACGGCCATGTTGAAAAAGGCCATCTCAGACGAGAGTTCGCCGTCCGGCTCCATCGCAGGGCGCGAGCGGGGCTGGAACTGCGCCAGGATGTTCTGCGGCACAGGTGGGGCAAAGTACCGCTTCTCATGGCACCAGAGGCCCCACTTGAGGCATCGCAGGTGTAACTCCAGATCTTTCATATTCTCTCCCCTCAAGCCGCTTCCAGCAGCAACCGAATGGTGTCGTTCAACACCGATAGCTCGTCTTTCTTCAGCACGCTCCACATGCGCTTCTGGCCGTGAATCCCGTTGAAGGAACCGCGGTGGCAATCAGCACAGAGAGGTAGACTTGTCCACCATTGGCCCTGCTCGATCTCGTGCGCCTCGGATGGGCCAGATGCGCCACAGCAGCCGCAGTCCATCGACTTGATGCGTTCGATGTGGCGTTTCTCGGCGGCGGTTGGCTTCGCCTTATTCTTCGACTGCATCAGTGCAACCCCCGGTACTTCCCCACTACCTCGCGCGCCAATTGGGCTTGAGCGCTGTCGATTTGGTCGTGCTGCCCATCCACGCGACCGTTGCGCCATCCATGCCAGAACGCCCGACTCTTGTCGCTGCCAGGCTCTGGCTCACCGGATCTGCCCGCCTGGTAACCTTTGAGCATATCTTGCAGGTCCAGCGCATTCAGATCGTCAACGGTGCGCACTGGCGCGAACTCGCTCATTGCAGCGTCTCCTTATTGACCAGCGGCAGCCCCTTTTCGATCTCGTCCTCGCTGCGCCCTGCTATGAAAAGCAATGCGGCCACCAGCACGCCCACCATTGCGCCGAGTACCAGTCCAGCCACACCCACCAGAATCATCGTCACAGTCATGTCAGCCTCCGTCCTTCCGAAACGATGCGACCTTGGACGCGAGCGCCATCATCGGCGGTTGCACCAGCGCTGCCTTCTGCTGCGCCATCCGGGTTGCCATGTCCAGCTTGAGCGGGCGGTAGGCCGGGCTCGGGATCTTCGTCAGTTTCGGCTTCATGCTTTCTCCCTCGGTCAGTTTGTGATGGCCGCAATGGCCTGTTCCACCGTCTCGACAACCGCCACATGGCCCCTCGACA